AATGATATACTAGATTTAGTGATGACAGACAACCCTGACAAACTAGAAGCTAAATATGGAAACTTATTACCAGTATTAGTACAGGCGGTTAAAGAATTAAGTGCAAAAGTATCTTTATTAGAAACTAAACTAGGAGAATAGAGAATGGCAGAAGAAATTATAGTAGAAGAAATTACAGTAGAAGAAATAGCGCAACAATATTCAGCTATGCAGGATTCAGTTGCTTTAATTGCAGCAGGGAAGCCTGAATTTATGTTAGATGACGAATGGTTAGACATGAAATCTCGCAACCAAGAGCATTTGAAAATAATGCTCGCCAAAGACTTTTGGACAGATGAAGATTTAACCGCAACAAAAGAAGCTATAAAATAATGGCCAATGGTTATAAAGGACAGAAAACTATAACGCTGTATCATGTTGATTATCTAATGACTATCAACATGGACGTTATAGCAGAGTTTCAGAGCGAGACAGGAAAGGATTTTATGGCGGTAGGTATGCAAGCGTTAAACGCATATTACAAAAGCCGTGAAGAAACGTCCCCGCTTGCTCGCGCTGAGATGATGACCAATGCTATATCAATGAGCGATGCGGCTTATTTGTTTTATATCGCTGCTAAGTATTCTAATAAAAATGTAGAGTTTGGAGAAATCCAAGAAGCTATATTATTGGAAGGCGCTTTGGAAAATACAGACACAGTATCTTATCCTTTGTTGTTTGTTGGCCTTATTGAATTCGCTTTAATCGGCGTAGTTGATGACGTAAAAAAAAAGAGATTGCAAGTTTCAACGAGCGACAATTTAAAAAGTTTATAACTCAAAAGGAAAGAGCTGAGGCAATAGATTTTACTCTATATTTAGACATAGCAAACAGAACAGTGGGCATATCCTTGATTGAATTTTGGGCTATGCCTTTTTTTATGTTTAGCTCTTTATTAGAAGCAAACAGAACAGAACAGCAAAAGAAACGCACAAGAAAACACGTAGTAACATCGCTACGATATACACGACAAAAATTTGGGTGGCAATAATGGCTAACGTCGAAAGTTTAATAGTTGAGTTGGATGCAAAAATTGATGGTTATGTTGATGGAATGAACAAAGCCAAACAAAAGAATGATGCTTTTGGCGGAGCATCTCAAAAGATGGGTAAGATTGTCGGTAAGTCAACTGACACTATAAAAAAAGCAGGTGTTGCAATCTTGGCAGCACAAGCGGCGATGACAGGTGCGGCAATAGCCAGTGCACGATACGGTAAAGAAATCCAAAACGCGGCAACATTAACCAAAGTTTCAGTTGAAGAAATGCAAGCGTTGGGCGCAGCGACAAACACCGTCGGCATAGATATGGAAAAGCTTTCTGATATATCAAAAGACACCAGTGAAAAGATTGGTGACTTTATGAACACAGGCGGCGGTGGCTTTCAGGATTTTGCTGATGCGTTGAGCTTATCAGAAGAACAAGCGATGGCAACAGCAAAAGCTTTTGAAGGTATGGCGGCACCGGACGTTTTACAAGAAATGGTAAACCAGATGGAGGAAGGCGGAGTTAGTGCCGAGCAAATGAGTCATGCCCTAGAAGGTATGGCCTCAGATACTACGTCATTAATTCCATTGTTAACCAATGGCGGTAAAGCCATGAAGCAACTAAAGGATGATTTTACCGAAACTAGCGTGGTTTTATCTAACACTGATATAAGTAAACTTACCGAAATGGCGGGTAACTTCACAGCGTTAGGCGATACCTTTCAGGGAACTATGGGTAAATTTAGCGTTGAATATGCTGACCAATTTAATTCCATAATTGAAACAACACAAGCAGGGTTAAAAATAGTTGGTGATGAATTTGCGAGCGGGTCATTCACAGACAGATTAAACTCTTTTTATGAAGCTTTCACCACATCGTGGGCGGTTGCTATGGGCGATAATATTAGCGTGTTTGATAATTTTTCAGGTGATGCGACCGGGGTAATAACATCGCTCGCAGAAGCTTGGCTTGATTTTGCGTTAACATTGCCGATTAACTTTAAAATTGCAGGGTTACACGTAAAAGAAATATTTGCGGATATATTAGACAGCATTCAAGTATCACTAGCAGAAGCAAACCTGCTAGTACAAGAAGCATTAGATTTTGTTGGTGCGGGTGACGTTGAAGGCGCACAAGCAGCACTTGACGCAATAACAGCACAGACAGATGCGAGAGATGCGGCACACGAAACAGAGTTAGAACAACTTAGAGCATCAAAAGAAGCGATACTTGATAAGTTTAGAGCGGAGCAAGAAGCGGCAACGACAAAACGCGAACAATACGCAGCGGATTCTGGCGAGCGTATGGCATTGGCTGAGGCAGAAGAAAAGGCAGAACGTAAAAGATTAAAAGGCAAAGTAAAAGGCGACAAAGAAGAAACTGTTTCCGGCGCATCAAAAGCGAAAGGGATTGCAAAAGCCAAACAGGACATGACCAAAAACGCAACGGTGCTTAATGAACAGCTTTTTAATAATAATAAAGCTATTGGCGCAGGTATTATTGTTGCGGAAACAGCGCAAAACGTGGTGACTTCTGTTAAAAACAGCGGTGGTGTTCCGTGGGGTTTACCGGCAGGTGCAGCAGCGGCGGCAATGGGTATTGCTCAATTGTCAGCATTGAAAGGTGCATCAAAAGGCGGCGGTTCAATATCTTCAAGTGGCGGCGGTGGTGGTGGTGCTAATATTCAAAATCCACCTTTACAAGATTTTGAAGCTGAAACAAACGGTCTTGAGTTAACAGATTCAACGTCTAGTGGTGCACAAACCATGCGAATAGAGTTTATAAATTCAACGGGTGACGATATAATAAACTCAATTGCAGACGGTTTAAATACTGCACAACGAGAAGGGCGCACATCATGATATTAACAAAAACAAACGCATTGGAGGGCATCACGCCCACGGTGCTGGTTGACGCGGGCGCATCACAAACGCCAACACATATAGTTAGTGCTGACCATAGTGAAAACTATACTTGCGGCACAAGTTCAAGCGCGTTTACTGTTTCATTTGGTGCGCGTTCTAATATCGAATATATGGCTATTTCAGGACATAACGCGACTGATAGCGGTAACGCTATTATTACGGTAAAAGATGGTGGCACAACGATTGCTAGTGCGACTATCTCAAGCAATAACAATGTAGTTATAACATTTACCAAACGCTCATTTACTGATTTACGCGTTGAGTTCACAACCGCAACAAGTACCGCACAAGTTACCGTTAGTTATATTGCGGCAGGTGAATATTTAACCGTCCCAAATGGCGGTGAGCAAAGCGGTTACGCAAGACATTGGTTAAACCGTCAACTAACGCAACGTGTAACATCTAGTTTGAACGCTGCGCCGGTAGCAGTATTACAACGCAGAACACCATTAAAAGGTCGTTTAAATATCCCCAATGCGACAACAGAATTTAGCCGTGGAGATTGGCAAACGCTTATAAACTTTGCGACTAACAACCCGTTTTTTATACGTGAAGTTGATACGCTACCAGAATCAAGTTATGTTTGTTATGAAACAAAACTAGATTCAGTGAAGGCAAACGGACAAACGCGAGCACTTGACACGCTTTCCTTAAGTTTTAAAGTTTACAACGGATTATAAAATGGCAACTTTTGAAGCAACACAATCACAATTTTCACAAGAGCATTTTGAGGTATTGGAAATTGACCTCCCGGTAATTGATGGGGTTTGTACTATTGGTGGGTCACTTGGTTTTGGTACGCCACTTAGCTGTGACCAACAAACGTACACAACAAAAACTTATAAATTCACTAATGCAAACGCGCCACTGTTACCAGAAAGCGAAATTTATAGATGTATAAAATCAATCAGCGAAGCGGTAACAGAGCTAAAACCAAGCGAAGGCTTATCTAGTCGTGGTACGTTATCAATACAGTTTAACGATTTTATAGGCGACCCGAACCAAGATACAGCGGGCGTTACTGATGCTGTAAAAAGTACAGGTACGTTTTTCGGTAAGTTAAGCGCAAGACAAATATTTGCTAACAAAGAAGTCAGAATAAAACTTTATAGAGTTCAAGCCGACGGAAGCATTGATTTAGTTAGTGGCGCTCAGACTCGCTATTATTCAGCCGAAGCTTTTACAAATAGCGGCAAGGGTGGTTGGTCGTTAAAATGTAAGGATGAATTGTCAGTAGCCAACTTGGACGATAAAACATGGTTGAGCGACAGGACAACTTTATTGCGTACTGATATGACAAATGTTCAAACAACTGTGCCAGTTTTTGCAGGGGGTAGTTATGCAATAGGTGATATATTATTAATAGGTGATGAGTTCGTAAAGGTTACCAATATAAATAGTGCGACTGAATTAGCTATCGCGGCGCGTGGTTTAAATATTGTTGCGCCGGTATCGGGCGTTATTTTAACTAAAACGGAAGTTGATGACCATAGCGCAGGTGATGAGATATTTAAGTGCAGAATGTCAGATAATGAAACAATTGACAGCTTATTAACTGAAGTTTTAACCGATTCAGATGTTCCATCTGCGCGTATACCTGTACCGCCTTCGATATATGCATGGTCTACTGAGGTGGGTATTTGGCAAACTACTAATAAAATAAACACTCTATGGTATAAAGCCGAAGAAGTTAACAGCATTTTAAAGCGCGTTCTAACGGCTTATTTAATGAACATGTGGTTTGATCCTGTTAGTCGTTTTATTAGACTAAGCGCCATTAGTGTATGGAAAGAATCAAGCAAGGATTTAATTGAAGGTAACGAGATTAACAGCGAATCAATTAAAATTGCAGCAAAAGATGACATCCGAGCAACACGCGCTTTGGCAATTTATGATAAAAAATATTTAGCTAAATCTGATGATGTGGAGAATTATGCGAGGGGTTCGCAATTCTCAGAGCAAAGTTTAATTACAGATGTTTATTTTGGCAAGCATAAAGATAAGCTTTTTGATCCGTCGGTGTTGTTAACAAAAAACAGTGCCGATTTATTGGTTCAACGCTATGTTAGTAGTTTTAAATTCACGCCTAAAATTTATACGTGGGTTACACCAGAGCGAAAACTAAATTTTAATACTGGGGATATTGTTGATATAAAATCAGGTGAAACACAAAGCATGAGCGGTGAAAAATCGAGTAATGAACGGGCGCAGGTGTTGTCAATCAATCCCAAATATACTACACATGGGAGAACATACAATATTAAAGCGATGACATATACTCCTGCTTTTTCTGATAATGAAATAATTACATTGACAGGAAACATTGATGATTATAATTTGTTTGGTCGCGCAGGTAATCCGGCAAGCGCAGTAACTATTACTTTTATATTAGATAATATTACCGTTTCCAGTACAAATAGCAATACCCCTGCAATTTCAGCGGGCGGTTTTGTTGCAGGTTCAAAAATTATCATCATTTTACGCAACGGAGTGGATTGGCAATCAAAAGGCGGCGACGGTGGCGAGGGTGGTAGCTACCTAGTTAACGACCCCGGTGCCGGTAGTAATGGTTATGACGGTGCTAACGGAGGTATTTGTTACGATGCGGGCGGAATTGATACCGATATTTATTTGAGCGGAACAGACCCAGAAGGCGGAACAGCAAGCGGATTTTTACGCGCACCGGGTGGCGGCGCAGGTGGTGCAGGTGGAGGTGCTAATTACGGACCAGGTGGCGGCGGCGGAGGTGGCGGTGCAGGCATTAACGTGGGTTTCGGCGGTGCAGGTGGTCTCAGTGGTTTTTTTGCCGCCCCAAATGGTGATGGTGAGGCAGGTGTTAATGGTGATATATTAGGAAACGGTGGCGCAGGGGGTGATGGTGCCGATACAAACTCGGGCGGTGATGGCGGCGATTTTGGTCAAGCGGGTACTAGCGGAGATCCTTATGATATTTATATCGGCGGTTTAGGTGGCGCAGCAGGTAAGGGTATTGTGAAAAGTGGTGCTGTTGTTAACGTATACGGTGACACACCAACAAACTTTATAAATGGCGGCGGAGATACACCAGACGCGTAAAACTAAAAAAGCCTTATTTAATAATAAGGCTTTTTTTTATTCTACCATCATTGAAATGAAAGTAACTGGGCCATGTTTTGTTTTTCCCCGTTCTACTTTGAAAGTTTTATTTGCTTCAAG